TTTTTATCATATGAAGCAACTGTTGGTAATGTGGGATTGGCCATCTTTGATTCTACAAGAGTTGTAAGAACACCACCTGTATTACTACTCACCGAAGTTACATTTGCACTACCCGAATCAATATCCGAAATTGAAATTCTATTTTCATTTAATGTTGTATAAGGATTATTTGGATTACCATTAGATGATTGAGGTATACTACCTAAACTTGTATCGATTGCTGGTGATCCATTTAACATTTCGCCATTTATTGGATCACCGGCTTTGCCCATACTACCAATTACCAATGGATATTGAAGATCATTACTATCAGCCCAAAATCCTATTACTCTTGAACCAACTACAAGACCAACAGGAGCTGATCCTATTCTACCGATAGCGGCAGATGTTGGAGACTGTGTTACTTGTGCCCACGGTAAAGCAGAATCAGGTATATTGGTTCTATCATCGTGATGACCATATACTCTAATCTTAACTCTTCCAGATTGATGAGGATCATTTACATCAACAACTTCGCCAATCCAATATATCATATTTTGACCAAGATTTCTCTCAACCATGATTTAACCCTCTCTATAACGACCTTTTAGACATTCAACAATACAAGTATATCTAGGTTTTTCAGCAATAAGACCTATTTTATGATGTATTCTAGAGATAAGAAATTTACCGGATAACATTGTATCTTCTCTAACATTACCAGTAGTAGCAGAATTATTTGGAAATGCACAATTAATAGTAACTCCAGGAGCTAAAATAAAATCGCCAGGCACTCTTATCTTTATTGCATTTTGTAATAGCAACGCTATATATGCCTGTAAACCTGGTGTTCCTTCAGGAATATAAGTTACAGGTCTTTGTGAATTATCAACCGGAATAAATGCTTGTGGTGGTATTCTCGGATTCAAATATCTACTTCTAAATTCACTCGAGACATCAGTTCCACCGCCGTTGCCACCATCTTTAAAAACAGTATCACTTGCATGATCATCACGAATATTATATTCCCACGTTGTAAAATTAAATGTAGTTACTCTTGTAGGTCCACCATAACTTATACGATCGAGGGCCGATAATGCAGTAGGTGCTTGATATGACAAAATATTTCTATCATGATCTGGACTCAATGCATTGATATTTATAGCACTCGATTGTGTGAAATTTTTAACCGGTTCTGTAGAAAATAAATTTTCAATCGTAACAAATTTAAATATCTGATCACTGTTTTGTCTAGTTTCAAAGAATACATAAGATGATGATTGATTTTCCACTGATATTGATCTAGATTTCACCAGATTAATAGCTTTATATGGACTAAAATTACTAACAGGTAATATTTGTGTACCTCTTGTTTGTTCTGTAATTATTTGTTTATCAGAATGAAGATATGTTTTTGTTATATCTTCAATTATTTCCGAATTAAGAACATTTTCATAACCTTTTTGTACATATTCATTTTGAGCATACATTGCTTCAATACTAACACATTTCAATACATATGTTTTTGCTCGTTGATTTGGTAATTGTTGGCCTTCACCACGTTCATAAAGGGCAAACTTATAATTTGCTCTTTCATCACTTGGGCTTATCATATTAAATTCAATCAATTCATCACCAAGTAGACGTAAAGTACCAACAATATCTTGTGAATCAAGAACCGTTATATCACAAACTATTCCTGGCGTAAAGATACTTTCATAAATTGATGCAGATAAAAATGATGTTGTAAGTGTTAAAGAACCGCGCGGAGAAGTTAAAATAAGTCTTTCTACTCTCACATCACCAATCGAAATATTATTTCCCATTTATCTTAACAAAGTCCTTAGTTCACTTGCAATTTGACCCGAATATTGTTTCTTTAAAACTTGAATTGATTTATTCTTTTCATTAATTTCAGTTTCGTAATCATAATAATAAACTGGACTCCAGTAAGTAGATTCATTTACTGGAATATTATTTGTTATAAGAGTTGCATTTGTGTAAAGAATTTTTTCTTTACTTTCTCTACCCATAACATAATGTGTAGCGCCATTTTCAGTTACATTACCAAGTGTATGGTGAATTATAAGTGGTGAAACTGATGTTTGGCCATTTGTCATTATATATTCAAAACTTCTACCACAAACTTGACCATTTCCTATAATTGTATTCCCACTATATACATCGACTATTTCATCCGCAACAAATACTGGTTTTGTTACAGTATATTGTACAATGGCATTTGTTGTAAGTTTCCAGTCAATTTGTTTCCGTCTATATCCAAGCGGTGTAGTAGAAAAAAGAACATCCGCGTAAATTGGTTCATAAAATCGTTTAACAGTTGGATATAGATTATCAAAAGCAGATACCGAAATTTTACCTTCATTTGCATACCAATTATTTCTGTAGTATTTTATCTTTGAAGTAGCATTTTCCAAACTACCATATTTTTTAATAATGAAATCATCAAAAGTTGCCTGATCAAGATACCAATCATAATATGGATCAACAACTTTATTTGTTATATGAAGAATCCAACCCATATATTCATCTTGATAATAACGATCTGCTATTTCATCCGGGTGTTCACCATGTTGAATATCATATGGATAGTAAAAAACTGGACTATTATAAACAGAGTTTAAAACGACAGCACGTTCGGTGATATTACGAACCGGTATACCATTATATCTAATAATAGGAAATTTTTCAAAATATTTTTCAGCCATTTTTTAAATTCCTAATTATTAACCTGGTGAATTCGTAGAAGGAAATTGCGAATTATTATTAACTCTTTCATTTGCGCTTCTTGTTGTTTGATTACTTACAGCAACTGCATCATCAAAACTGTTTCCTATATAGTCTTTATTAGTAAAGTATTCAATCTCTTTTAGATTAACTGTAATTGTAACAGCCGTTGGAGCAGCATTTGTATCTCTATAAAATGAAGGCGTCGCTCCCGGTGAATAATTCACTACTACATTTTCAATAACACATGGCTTAAATCTATATAAAAATTCACTTGATGGAAATAAACTAACTGTAACCATACTTGGAAATGAGAAGAATAAACCAACACCTTCACTTACACCAGGTAACATGTGATATTGAAATGTTCGAATAATATCACGTATTGTAATACTTTCATTATAATCTGTTGGTACTAATTTCCAGGTAAAAGAATGACTTTTAAAATTTGGTTTTTCAAAAAGAATAGTTTGATAAGGATTCGTAGTCACGCCACTATATGCCTTGGCTATATCAACCGCGCCACCCATACGAAATTCATCTGCTACACCTATTGCAGCTTCAACAGCACCTCCTTTGATAGCACCAGTAATTGCACTTCCTATTGCACTTAATGCAGTACTACCGCCAATTGTAGCACCTTCTTCTCTACCCGCAACTGCTTCGAGCGCGGCACCAGTAGTTAAACTGAGTGATTTTTCCCCATAAGTCACAGCCGTAGTATCTTTTAAAGAATCGGGGATAGGTAATCTAATTGTTCCCCTTGATCTTAAAAATGCCGAATCTTTAATAGCTCTTTTTTCATATGTTTGAAAAAGAAAAGACATATAAAATGGCTTAATACCAGTCAAATCATTTGGAAATTCGTGCTGTTCTTGATATTGGCTAGCCATATTTACTCTGCTATTATAAAGTGATGCAGCATCGTTGTAAGCAAGTACACCACCTACAACTACGGCACCAACGGCCGCTGTTTGAATATATGGTGATGCTGCTCTTGCAAATCGAGCCGCCGCCCCAGCGCCTCGTACTAAGGCAACCCCCGCAGGAATTGCATATTGTAAGACCATTATTATTTTTTCCTTAGAATAAATATCATTATTCTTATTTATACTGACAAAACAAAATGGCAAAATATCTACAAGGCTTTTTTAAACCTTTAAACCCACATAAATATAAAGGCAATCCAACTAATATTGTGTATAGATCAAGTTGGGAATTGCGACTAATGTCTCATTTTGATGCACATCAAGATATTGTATGGTGGTCATCCGAAGAACATGTCGTTCATTATCGTTCACCAATTGATGGTAAAATTCATAGATATTTCCCTGATTTTATAATAAATACAAAGAATAAAGAAACGATAATGATTGAAGTAAAGCCGTTGGCTCAAACAATCGAACCCAAGAAACAAAAGACTCCAACTAAACGATATATTAGTGAGGTATATACCTGGGGTGTAAATTCCGCTAAATGGCATGCTGCAGAAGAGTATTGTAAAGATCGAAAATGGAAATTTCAAATTATGACTGAGAGAGATATATACGGACGTTCTTAAATTAATTGATTTTTCTTTTTATAAGGTTTCTTTTTTCTTCTTTTTTCAATTTCTTCTAACCAACGATCGCCGTACTTTTGTTTGTAAGACACACTTTTGTGCGCTTCACTTTTTCTTTTTCTCTGTTCATCCGTGTTTCTTTTCCCGACGTTCTTGCCGATCATCGCGAGACGTTTTTTGTTTTTCGTCTCTTCCGATTCTTTATGACCAGTTCTTATTTTTTTGAAGTGTAATTTATTTTGTTCCGTGCAGACGTGCGAACAACATTCGGGTGATATTGAAACGTTGTCAGTTTTATTCAACCAATTTTGTTTTTTCGTCACGCCTATTCTACGCAAAACTTTAGACTCCCAGAGTCTAGCTTGCTCAGAAGAATCAAAAACTTTTCTAATTTGTATTAAATCCGGATGCCCGTACTCTTTATAGAAAGACTTAACGTGCTTCGACGACGTAAAATAAGTTTTCCAAAGATCGTTAGGATTGCATTTTTTTGCAAAACGAACTCCATAATAATATTTGTTGAGTTTTGTCCAACCTAATAAATAGGTATAAGGTCGATAAATAACCATGGCTGATGTTCCTTTATAACATTAGAGTCAGTAGGAGGGCAATCCGTGACTGACAATTGTATTTATATATAAGGATTGTATTTTGGCTTATATTTTCCAACAGTTATCAGAGAGAGGTAGAGCCGAAGGCATTAATGAAACTACACGACGTAGAGATGCCAGAAAGTGGTTTCAAAATGCTGCGCAGAAAGTACAAAGAGTCAATAAAAATATGATGTTGGATGATCGTGATAATTTGGTTAATTCAATTGATGTTGAATCGATTGGCAAAATGTATATGTTTTCATATGATCCAAAATACAAAGAAACACTTCCTTATTATGATATGTTTCCTTTAGTGTTTCCAATCGATCTGAGAAAAGATGGTTTTTTAGGTATTAATCTTCATTACTTACCACCTGTTCTCAGAGCAAAGCTAATGAATGCAATATATCAAACAATTAATAATAATAATTATGACAAAACAACGAAATTAAAACTATCATATAGCATTCTAAGTAATGCATCAAAATATCGTTATTTTAAACCTTGCATCAAGCAATATCTTGCAATTCACGTCCAAAGTAGTTACCTAAATATTGAACCTACAAACTGGGACTCAGCATTAATGCTACCAACAGAACAATTTAAAAAAGCAACCAAAGAACAAGTCTGGAAAGATTCGAGAGGCATGATCTAATGGCTGGATTTAATATAGCTGAATTTTCATCAAAAATTAATGATCGTGGAACAATACAAAATAATAAGTTTTTGATAAAAATAAGTTTTCCGGCAATTCTTGTAAATGTTTATAATGAAGAAGATTTAGTTTTTAGAGCGTCTTCAATTGAAATTCCAGGAGTGTCATTCGAAAATACAACTTCTTTTCGTTATGGTGTTGGCCCACAACAAAAAACCCCTAGAAATCCAAATTTTAATGATATATCTATTTCATTTATTGAGGATGAACGAAATAGAATATGGAAATTCTTTAGTCGCTGGACAAATGAAATATTTAATTTTGATGCAGATAGTAAGTATGTTGCTCGTTATAAAAGCGAATACATATCACCTAATTTCGAAATTGAGATATATAATAATACAGGCCTTAAAGTTACCCGTGTTATACTCACTGAGGCTTTTCCGAGTTCTTTAGGTAATGTCGGTTTATCCTGGAGCGATAAAAATAGTCTCATGATGGTTAAAGTTGGATTTTCTTTTACTGATTGGCATTGGGAATTACCTGGATTAACTAATCACCGCGAAACACCAATAAATAACAATACCGGCGAGAACCAAATAACAAATCAAGTTGTACCTACGCCAAATCCAGCATCACCTAATCCTTATTCACCGGAAAATAATACAAACGTATCTCCTGATGGTATGCTTTTTGGTCCTGGTGGATTATAAAACTAATTTTGCTATTTTTAACAATGGAGTTATATTATGCCGCTACCTAAAATTAAACACCCAATTCATGAATTCACAATCCCATCAACAAGAAAAAAAGAGCTCTTTAGACCTTTTCTTGTTCGTGAAGAAAAGATTCTTTTATTAGCAAAAGCATCAAGTGATCAAGGTGATATTCTAAGAGCTGTTAAACAAGTTGTGAATAACTGTGCTATCAATAAAACATTTGATATCGATAAGATTGCTATCTTTGATGTTGAGTATTTGTTTTTACGATTAAGAGCAGTTTCGATTAATAATATGGTTAAAGTTTCATATATTGATAATGAAGATAAACAAGTATATGATTTTGAAATTGATCTTTTAAAAGTCGATGTTAAGTTTCCAGAAAATATTGAGCAAGTCATCAAAGTTGATGATCAAATAGCTATCGTAATGAAACATCCACCAGCATCATTATTTGACGATAAGAATTTTGCTAATTCTGGCGAAGATGCTTTTTATGAACTTATTCTTCGTTGTATTGATAAAATCTATGAAGATGATGATGTTTTTGATCCTGCTGACTATAGCAAAGAAGAAATAGAAGAATTCTTAAATGAATTAGGTGTTGAAGTATTTGAAAAAATTCAAGCGTTTATGTCTAAAATGCCAAAACTCTATCATCGCATTGAATATAAAAATACAAATGAAAAAGATAGGGTAATTGAGCTGACTTCGCTCACTGATTTTTTTATGTTGGGCTAAGTCATAATACATTAGAAAACTATTATATTTCATTATTTTCATTAATTCAACATCATAAATATTCAATTGCAG